TGGTAAATCTTGGTAAATCTTGGTAAATCTTGGTAAATCCTGGTAAATTTTGATAAAATTGAATACTATTATAAAGAATTGACGGAGGTATTCTAATGTATTTAATTGCTACTACTCGGTTCAACGCGGAGACGTGGAGGGAGAATAAGCGGTGGCGGCGCGAGAATGAATGGGCCGGATGTATTTATGGGACACAGAAAAAGGTCAGCGATAAAGTAATGGTTAACGCGCCTATATTCGTGATTGAAATGCACAACGACCAGAACCGAGTGAAGGGGATAGGGTTTATCCAAAATAAACTGCTAACCCGTCGCTATAAAATTTACGGCGATTACAACTACAACTTTTATACGTATAAAAGCGAATACCGCGTCGACAGAAGGAATATGAATTTTGACGAGAGAAAAATAATGAGGCTGTTTGATATTTTGTTGTTCAAGGGTGCGAAACATCTAAAACGAGGCCAGGGGATACTATCAATTCCTAAATGGATTGCCGATACAAAACACGTTAATTTAATAGAGAGCTTTAAGGCTATGTTCGAAACAAGACACAATATTAGGTTTATTTAGGTTTATTTAGGTTTATTTAGGTTTATTAAGTTATATTCTTTGCTGATTTAAGGCTGGCCATTTGACTTTGGATGGTCCATTCATTCAATGTTAGATGGTCAATTCCTATTAGCGGCGTTTTTCTATTATATGTTAGACTAATTGTCTTGAATTGCGCATTACAGTAATCGCGCAGATTTCGTAGTTCCTCGATGCGGGTCGGCAGATACTCGTGGAAATCGCTTCCCGTTAATTCGCTATTCTCGAGATTGGCAAATGTCTCAATTCCCACAGTGTTAAATAGCTCGTATATGTGAATAAGCTCTACTAATTTTCTTCTATCGTCGTCTGATTTACACACTTTCTTTTCTAGTTCGTCTTTCGATATCTCGGTCATCAAATATTGAACACGGTAAGTCTCGCAATCATGTAATTCGGCTATCTTAAGGCGCATATCGGCTATGATAACACCTGCTATATGGTTTAACAACATATGTATGTGGAGGATTTCGCTCACGAGCTTTGGATATTTGTATACATTGCGTGTGCGACGTCGCTGTTCTCCTGCCCCTCGTTCGGTTACCGTATCTATAATCAGTTTTTTTATGATTGAGTTCTGCATCACTTGGAAATCGCACAGACCACCACAGACCACGTCGCCTGGTGCTCTCGGCATCACCGTGTTGTTATTGCGCTGATACTGGTAATAATGCGGATTGTGAACGACGCCGGTATCGATTTTACCGGTTTTCCAGTTGAACGCGTTGTGACATTCGGTGCACCACATTTGATCGCAGCCGTCTATTTTGGAAATGCGCGTTCCGCACGAGGGACACGGCTTCGTATCTTTTTTAATTAGCTCGGCCGATTTCACGTTCTCTTCGTTACAGGTGTGCTCCGCATTCTTGTTTAGACCGATTACCTCGTTACACGTTGGACACGTGTGCCTATCACACACGCCACACTTATACTGTGTAGATAAGAACCCGCGACATTGCTCATGAGGACACGACATGATAAACCTCTTTTTATCGCCCTTTTCGTATTTCTTATTCGTTCGCACTTCATACGCGCGTTGGTATATTTTATCTTGTTCAAGCACCACCTCTGCTTTGCGTTTAGAAATTTCGGCCACTTTCACGTTACGTTCTTTCATAAGTTTGTTGTATGCGTTGGAATATGCTTCGTTAATCTTATTTATTTCACAATTGAACTTGTCTATTTGTGGCTTCATAGCTTTGGCTTCTTCGATAATTTCGTCTGACCGCTTGTATCGCTCTACAATTTCCATCGCCTCGGGCAATTTGCTTATTTCTACCTCTAACAGTCACAATTGAACTTGTCTATTTGTGGCTTCATAGCTTTGGCTTCTTCGATAATTTCGTCTGACCGCTTGTATCGCTCTACAATTTCCATCGCCTCGGGCAATTTGCTTATTTCTACCTCTAACAGCTTTGAGCTCCGGTGCTTTTTATATTCGGTTGTTACGAAGCTGCGATTAAGGTTAAGAACCATAAAATTCTGGCTCCACGCCTTTTTACAGTTCATACACGACGGGTCTGTGGTTGTCTCTAGAAGATAGTGACGGATACATTTCTTACACGCGGTAAACTTACAATCACCATATTCACACGTTACGCTAGAGTGGACGGTTTTATTGTAATACTCGCAGCAAATAGGACATTCAGAAGCCATTGTGCCTACAATATTTGTAATAAGAAATATATCAATTTTGTTATAAAGATAAAAGAAATACAAACTACTATATATGGAACAGTCTTCGCTGGATACTGATATTGATAATTACAGCGTATCCGACATATTAGACCTATTGGATTTAGACGCCTCCTCGTCCGCTATGGAACGAAACGATGCCGTGGACAATATTATAACTGATTTACAGAGCAAAAATAAACCCGATTTAGTAGACTTTTTTACAAAGGCCAAGACGAAGATGTTTGCGATTGAGGAGGGGAGCGAGACCGAGACCGAGGCGGAGTCTGGGAGCGAGACCGAGGCGGAGGCGGAGTCTGGGAGCGAGGCGGAGGCGGAGGTCGAGGCGGAGGTCGAGGCGGAGGTGGAAGAGAATGTTATGCTGTCCGGTAAGGACCGGTGGGAGCTTCCCCCACCATCGTGGTATCTGAATCCGGCGGCGGCGCGGACGATTACGCAGGATATGAGCGTTGACACGCGCTTTCGCCCCGAATACTACTCCACGCTGTCAACGAATTTTACGGTGGATTTGCCCGAGCCGCAGAAGAAGGTGATTAGCATGAGAATATCCGCAATAGAGATGCCAATGACCTACTACTCTATATCTAACAGTCTCGGCAACAATACGATGCTCGTCATTAGCGACTCCGCCCCAGATACTAGTAAAGAATATTACAGCAATATTAACGGGGCGGCGGTGGCGGATTTTTCACCGACTAACTTAGCGTGGCTCGTAATAATGGCGGACGGAAACTACGATACGATATCGTGGATGAACGCGACCTCGCGCGCCAAGGCGGAGACGGCCGTGAACGAGGCGCTCTCGCTAGCGATACCGGGCGCGATTGACGAGATGGGACGGTTTTATAAATTTTCATCGCCTATTACAAGTGATTATTTAAATACTTATTTTGAGGTCTCTTCTGATAATAGCGAGCCCGAAAGACATGACATTCGGTTTTCTATGAACAGAATAAATGGAAAATCGGTATTTGGAACCCCACAACCAACCGATATAATTGCGGGGAGTATGGGAAACTATATTACAGATGAAACGAATAGTAAACAAATATCTACACTTCGGTTCAATGTTGACGTCGCGGGGAATCTGGATACTGATACGAATATTCAGATGAAGCTCGGGTGGACGCTCGGATTCCGCGCGGCACAATATGTGATGGGTGCGGTAAGCCCTGTCACTACAAGCACCCCCATATCGGCCGTTTCGGAGGGAACCGGCTTTATAACCGGACCAAGATACGCGTTCCTGTCGGTCGAAGACTACTTGAACAGCGCCCGCCCGTCGTTCATTGTCGCCTACGGCACCCATACAAGGGCGAACAACATTATCACGCGAATCAACCTTGGTGGCGGTGGCTATCACAATTTGGCTACGCGCGACGCGGGACTGACCGGACACGCCAACCGAACGCGCGAGTATTTTGGGCCGGTCGATATTCAGCGGCTCACTATAAAATTACAAGACGAGTATGGAAGGGTCATAGACATTAACAATATGGACTGGTCTTTTACCGTGACATTTAAGAAATTATATAATTAGTCCGTCTTATACATATATTTAATGTTTAAAATGATTTATAAAAAATAACCTACGAAATATATAAATGGACGTCAATAATTTACATTCGGATAGTTTAAAAGTGGGGTCATATTCAGACGGCGATTTATGCGGCCTCTTTAAGATTCCGCAGAATTATACCATACAGCAACTGGAGGACGCGGCGAGCGGTCTTCACCAGGTCGTCTTCAATAGTTTAGGCATACGCAACCGAAACGAAATAATCGTCTTTATCAACGAGTCAAAGTCCCGTCTCGCGAATAAGCTACAAAACAATAATTCCACGCCGAACCCCAGCCAGATATCGTTCAATGCGAACACGTATGGAAATGCGCCCAGCGTGGCGTATAAGCAGCGCACGAACAAGCGCGTTATCCTCATCGACAGTCAGTATCGCCAAAATGTGCTCGATTCGTCGGATAAACCGCCCGGATTTAATGACCGCGAGTTCAACACCGATTACATACTGGACCTATCGGAACCGCTCGTTGACGTCACGTCAATTAAATTAAATACGGTGTCCATACCGACTACTTGGTATGCGTTTGACCATCATTTAGGTAATACTGGTTTCGCGAGGAGCAATACCGCACCCGTCTGTAAAAACATTCAGCCTGGAAATTACGACTTATCCGGTCTAACTCAAGCGATTAGCAAGGTTGACTCAACCTTACAATTTGAGATTGAAGCCCACACGAATATTGTCTCTTTAAAGAATGACAGTGGCGCTGCTGATAGCTCATTCGTATATTACAAAGAGGGCGGGTTGACCGACTGCTCAAAGACCTGCGTGGGCGGTTCATATGTCAATCAAAATTTAGGGTGGAACCTCGGTTTCAGACAGGTTGACTCGTCCGGCGAACTATCGTCGATTCCGCTCACCACAGCCTTTACAAAGGCGGATGTCCCGTCGGACACATACGGGCCCAAATATTTCATGCTGGAGATTAACGACTACAACCAATCGCACATAAACAGCGGCATCGTAAGCATTACAGACCGCTCTACGCGCGTCACCGCTATCAATACGCGCGCGAACAAGGGCAAATATGGAGAGAAGCTGACAAAGGCGCAGCTATACACGCAAAACGCGCTGATAACCGATAGCGGGGGGAAACCGGACACATCAAACAGAGTCTACGGGACCACGTCAAAGGATGTTTTAGGAATAATTCCACTGTTAGGACTCAATAAACTGCGCCCCGAACCGCTCATCGACGATTACTCCGACATCAACGTCCCGAGGATCTATTCGGGACCGGTTAAAATAGACAAGCTGCGCATTCGACTCATCGACGATAAGGGAAACCTCGTCAACCTCCACGATAACGACTGGTCTTTTACGCTCGTCGTAGAACAACTATATTAAAAATATTTTTTATTAGTAATTATGACTAATAAAAAACACGATAAGAAACGCGGCGGCGATGGGGCGGGGAAGAAAACGCCCAGCATATCCGAGTATAAAACGAAGGAGGAGCGCCAAGAGCAGGCGAAGACCATTATCGCCGAGGTTTCGGGATTGGGGCTATCGATTCAATATGCGCCCGTGAAAGAGCTCTACGCCTGCCTTCGAAGGTATATCGAGGAGGATGTGCCGGTTAAAATAAACATCCCCTTTCCTGAGGCCGACCGCACTATCGTTGGTGAGCTCAAGGTGGGGAAGCGCGAGGAGTGCGTTCTCTGTTTACAAAAGAGCGGCCCCGCGAGGAGCGTGGAGTCGATGTATAATTAGAAATGCGCCGGCTCTACGCGAGCGCGCATATCGAGGCGCCGAAGAAGCCCGACGCCACCACGCCGAGGAGGAGCCCCGAGTGGTAGCTAACCTGCATCGTTCGGTATATCTTTTGCCACGCAAGGCGTTGCTCCTCCTCGTCGAGATGCGTGACCATCAGGTCGCTCTTGGGCGACAGCATATAGTAAAAGTAGTTGGTGAGGAGCGTGACGCCGACCATGACGCCGACGTTGCCGCTCCTGCCCAGTTTAGGCTTCTTCGCGAGGTATTTATTGCCGAGGATGAGGGCGGCGGAGAGAAGGAGGCCATACGCGTACCCCTTAAGGTATATGTCGCGACGCTCCATGACAATCGTTTCGTATTTGGCTTTCAGGTCGGGGGTAAGCGTGGCGTAAAATGCCTGCTTATGCTCGGTCTTGTCCGCGTTAAACGCGACGTAGACGTTCGCGGTTAAAAAAACGAGTCCGGCAATACATAATAACTTACAGCTCATATATTATGTATTATGATTAAATATTATGATTAAATATTATGATTAAATATTATGATTAAATATTATTTGAATTCTACCTGGTATAATTCTTTCGCGATTTATTGGATTTACGTCTGCGAGGACGTTTCTTAGATTTACGCTTCTTACTTGACCTCTTTTTCTTATTTATTCCGGCCATAGTACCAAATGGACGTTCTTCTTCCGGCGGTATATCGCGTCCATCGGCTTCATTGCGCGACCTAATGTGCTTTTCATACGCAATGCCAGCTAATTCCTGCACTATTGACTTGTTAAAAAATTTGTCGGGACCCATACTGTCTGCAAAGACATCTTCTCTGCTAGAAGAAAGTCTAAAAAAAGCTTCAATATTTGCTACTATATCATCTGCTATTTGGGCGTGGGTGATTTCAGCATCGTCGTTGTTGAGTGATGCGAGTTTATCATATAATTTTGGTGCCGTTTGTTGGTTAATGTATTGTTCGTCCATATATAGATTACAGTATATAAAATTTCTCAATTAGAAGCTCACATTTTTTATAAATATAATGTTTCAATAGTTGTTTGGGTTGGTATAGTATGGTTGGGAATCTCCGCGCCCCAGACACCCCCCTATACTCGTTTTTACATGCGGTCAATATTTCGCACAAGGACTCGTCATAGGCGTAGCTCTCCTCCCTGTCCGTGTTAAACCACTCGATTACCAGGTGGTAGCAGCAGAACATCTTGACATTTCCATTTACCCACTCGTCCTTGTGCTTGTAATCAATGTCCTGCTCACGCCAAATGACGTTGGCCTTCTCGGTTTCGCGAGCAATGACGTCGTTGATTTTATCGTTTAAAAATGGAAGATTCGCGATCGTGGACATTTTGTTGCTGTGTATTATATTTACCGTTCTACTACAAATAATCTGTTTCAATTTTTATAGTTAATGAGTTTAGAGTTAATGTGGGATTTATTCGGGGGACTCGGTAATATGGTCTGGGAGGGGAATGTCGGGCAGCAACGATAGTCTAGTTTGGGCGTCGACGCACCACTCGATGACCAGCGGGACTTCGTTCGCCGGCGGAGCCTTGGACGTCCACCGCTCCTTTCCGCACAAGATGAAGAGCTTGCGAATTCGGTTCTTGATTCCGCCGGCGTCGCGCGGAGGGACGTGCTTCACCGCCCACTCGAACTGGAGCGCCTCTATTTTCGTTCGGAATCCACTCACCGTACAGACGTGCTTCCACCCCGCCCCCTTGCTAGTGGTATATTTTGCGCCGCCGCATATCTCTCCGTTGTGCTGGCGCAGACGTCGCGTGGGGTCGGGCGAGACGCCGACATACGTAAATTGGCGGTTTGAAATAATGTAGAGAATCCACGGCGCTTCCATTATAGCTATTAGGTGATATAAATATTTAATAATTAATTTAAGTATATATAGAAAATTACGTATATATATAGAAAATACGCATGTCTTATACACCGCAACTTTTTTCAATAAACGACGATGTAAAGTGGAAGCAATATTTAGATACGTATGGCTTCGTAGTCATTAACAACGTTCTCGATGAGGATATATATACCGATTTGTTCACGCAGTTCTATTTGAATTGGTGTAACGTGGCTAGGAATTTTGATTTTCACGATAAAACGACGTGGACGCCTAAGAACTGCCCTATGATGTGGGACATTGGGATGGTTACCGGGTATGGGTTGGCGCACGCACGGTTCCAGTGGGAGCTGCGGACGAATCCGAACATTCTGGACATTTGGAAGCGGCTTCACGGGACGGACGAGCTGGTGGTAAGCTTCGACGGGTTCTCGGTGTTCCTCACGCCCGAGCAGAGGCCGAGCATGTGGCTTCACATCGACCAAAATCCGAAGGATCCGCTCTACTCTATACAGGGGGCGTATAACTTTCTTCCGGTGGAGGAGGACGACGCGGGCTTCGTGGTGGTTCCTGGGTCGCACAAAACTTTTTTGGTGGACGTGGACGAGTCGCACAAGTTCATTCCGGTTGACCCCAACGATGCCCACGTTGACTACGCGGTCAAGCTCCTCATTCCGGCAAACTGTTTCGTCCTTTGGAATTCGAAGACGCTCCACGCGAACGCGGGAATGGCGTCGGGTAAGTCGACCGAGTTAAACCGAGTGACCTCGTATATTTGCTACTTTCCAAAGGAGCAACGACCCGAAAATATGTTGGTGCGACGCGTCAACGGCTATCATCGCGCGGTGAATTGTGGCCACTATGCGATAGATTACAACAAAAAACAGAAACCATACGGCAGTTTGGAGGAGCTAGAGGCGCAGGGGTTCAATCTGACGCCGCCTATTTACGATGCCGGCGGTAATATACCGTGCGAGATTTATAATCTCATTTGATAAACCCGTAATATATAGGTGATTTAAATATTATACAGATATAACAGATGAAATTATCACGGTTATTTTATGGGCTGTTGTATTCGGCGATATACGAATGTGGCGCATTAATGGCGAGAGATTCGGTTTATATATTCACGAAGCAAGACCGAATGAGGGTTCAGCTGTCTAAAATGGAGTTATTTGACTCTATTGGCAAGGACGAGTGTTGCACCCTAATAAACAAGTGGAAACTGGAGAACATTGACGACCGAGAGTATCGTCTTGCCCTCGATGTTGGTATACGCCAAATTTGCGACCACAATATATTTCCTGTGCTCGTTAATATACCTAAGGCTCAGTATATAATTATAAACTTTGTAACTGAAAACAATGTCAGCGTTATAAATATACTTGATAATAAGGGAAATACGCAATTTAATGATAAGGCAATACTGGAATACCATATCTTTTTGGTTGAACAAAAATATAACCCAAACTATTACCAATTAAAAAGTCATAATATGAAACATTTTTTAAATATTTTTTTTTTAAATATCCTTAACGAGGAGGAAAACAAACTAATATACTTAAAAAAAAATGATTATATGCGATTTCTAGAAGAAGACACGAAGAATCGTAGGCGCGATAAAATATAAAGAAATATGATGATGATTAATATTTACAATGTCGGAGGTAAAAGGCGCAAAAATATTCAAGACTAAATCTTCGCAGTGCCATACGATTGAGTCGGGCGGCGAACACAAGCAGGGTCCCAACCTCTTCGGTCTTTTTGGGCGAATTTCGGGCACTGCGCCCGGATACTCATACTCCAAGGCGAACATTGACGCAAAGGTGGACTGGGGCGAAGAGACGCTTTTTGACTACCTACTTGCGCCTAAAAAATATATAAAGGGTACGAAAATGGTTTTTGCGGGAATTAAGAAATCTAAAGAGCGAATGGACTTAGTGGCTTTTATGAAACAATATAACTAGCTCGGTCACGGAATCGAACCGCGGACCTTTGCATTACAAGTGCACTGCTCTACCGTCTGAGCTAACCGAGCATGTGTGATTTGGTTGTATTGTGTATTTTAAACTAAGTGAAATATAATTGAAATATAATTGAAATATAATTGAAATATAATTGAAATATAATTGAAATATAATTGAAATATAATTAAAATATAATTAAAATATAATTGAAATAGTATGGGATATATATATTAAAGTCATAATGGATTATAAAAAATACACCCAATCCGATATTGATAGATTGAATAATACTCCAACATGGATTGGGTCTCCTATTAAGATTGGGGAAAAGAAGGAAAATAATGACCAAAAGTATGTTCTTCATGCTACTGGGGACGCTGATATGAATGGGCGCAAATATATTGCCCTACCTTCAAAATGTGACGTCTCTGATGCTAATATTAGACGGAAATATAATTTATTTTAAGTGGTATGTAGTGGTATGTATTGTATAATATTTTTTTATTGTCTCTCTGATTCACTTTTCGCCTCTAACATATTGTATTTAATCCCTTGTTCTCGCAGCGATACCTTGTCTATGGAGTGAAGGTAATTTTCAAACCACGGAACTGTCGTGTACTCCTCGTAATTTTGTAACATTTCTTCTCCTGCTTCTACGTCGCGTATTGCGTAAGTCAGTTTTTTACCGGTCCGAATGCGAAAAGAAATGTTATTGTCCGAAGAATGGTTGGTGTAAAATGGGATTTTGTTAATGTATACGTGCTGCGTGTCAATATCCGAATCGCGACAGCGCCCGTGCGCAAAGTTAAGAACCAAGTCGCTCCTCTCTACCACCACATCCGCTACACTCTTATACACGTTCAGGTCATCCACCAGGTCCTGGATGCGGATTATCTTGCCTTGCTCGCACGCCTGTGTAAAAAAACGGCCATTGCCTGCTCCCGATATGAAGGACCGCTTGACCTCCGTATCAATTAAAAATCCGTCGCCCCCCATTATACTATAGCTATTGGAAATATTTTAAATGATTTACGATTGTGTTTATATACCCATTATTGAGATTGGGCCGATGAAGGTAGCGAGGAAGCTCGCGACCGACACGAAAGACGCCGAGTGGTCTAACAGTTTAATTGGATTGATTGGGGACTCTTTGGGATTGTCTATTGGCAATTTACGGTCGTTGATATTATCGGTCATCTTGCTGATCTCTTTCGAAATATCTAGATTCTTTAGCACGTCCACCTCTTTTATCATAACGTAAAGGAATGTTACTCCCGCCACAAAGGGTAGGTATGCGAATTTTACCTTGCTATTGATGATATTATCGTAGTCTTTCAGGTATATCTCAGTGAAAAGAATCATCGCACCCAAACCAATAAAGAATATCTGCATTATTAGAAGCAGGTAGTTCTCTTTTAGTTTTCCATATGCGCCATATTTGAGAATATTGGATACCTCAGATACGTTGGAGCAAATATTCGATTTGTTTAACCAAAACATTAGGTATCCGGTGAATATTGTGAAAATAATGTAATACGAATTTAGCGAATCGCCATTGAAAAAGTTATTCTCCGTATTTATTTTGTAATATGCCATACACGAGACGATTGCCTGTAGATATAATACGACGACAGTTAGCGATGAAAATATATGGTTCGTAGTGTTACACGTCGGGTTGTTTCTCAGAATAAGATCGAACAGCTGAATGAAGCTGAATCCAAGAGTAATAATTCCAAATATAACGTCGTTGTTTTTACGCCCATTGTATAATAAATATAACGAGGATAATATACCCACGATAAATGCTATAAGCGATGTTGTTGAGCTCAAATACATATAATATAATATAACATTAAATTTATTTGATTATACTTTTATTGTCGCGGAGCAATATGTATTACTCTGCTATTTAGAACTTCGTCTAGAGGATTACTCTTCTTATTGTAAACCCAAACGTTGAGAATCCCGTCCACTAAAACCTGTTCGTTGAACCCGACTAAATCAGTCCTACAATTCTTAATATACTCGGAAATGTAAATATGTGAGCGCAGTAGGTCGGCGTCGGGGATGTAGTCGGGCGAAATGTCCACGATTACGACGCGCTCCTCTGCTAAATCAATAGCAGACTTAATGGTCTTTTGTCGCAGATACTGTGGGAGGTCGTTCAGATAAAACATGCACGTCACAACGTCGTATTTTTCGTTGGGATATTGGTCGTTCGTGAAGGAGTGGCGGAAATTTTTGTCTGGAAATAGCTTCATTGCCTTTTTTACGGTGTACTTGTTCCGGTCTATCCCCAGACACCCCGGTCCTTCGGAGGTGGAGTAGCCAAGCCCACATCCAATGTCCAGAATTCTTTTGTGAGGACCCTGCGCCTCGATGACCATATTTCGCACCTTTGTGCTATCTGCGCTTGCCGGAAGAAACGGGTAATTATTTGGATTCCAAGAAAAAACACCATTGACAATCGCTAATAGGGTTATCAATCGCATCATTTACATATTATGTTGAATATTATCTTTAAACTTCTTATAGCATTATCTTATAGCATTATCTTATAGCACACTACTCGCTATTCAGCGGACATGAGCGGGGTTGGACCATTTTGTTACAGAAAGGGTTTGTGAGAAAGCTATTGCACACGGGACAATATGGAGGGGGGATTTGAATGAGCTCCTCAATATATGGCTTCAGAACTAGTTCTATGGGGTTGGGAAGGGGCAGTGGCACGGTGCTAATCCTCATTATGTTTACGACTTTTTTAACGGCGGACATATTTAATGGTGGTAATTTATTTTTAGGTAAATATAATTAAATCCTTTCAATTTTATTGGTTTATTGGTTTATTGGTTTATCCGAGCGCTATTAAAGTTATTATGAAAGATAACTATCTGTGAATATGGTTTAAATGTATTCTTTTATTTTTACATACATTATGCGTATGGATACGATGAGCAGCATGAATTATTCAGACGGCGTCGGTGTCTCGGCGTTTGCCGAATACATTGATTACGTCGCGGTACAATCGACGGCGCACATGCTCGCGCAGATTTACGCGGTGTGTTGCTTTGGAGCCATCGCGGGCGTCCTGGGCTATATGGCAATGTGCGTGCCGTCGCCCGAAGAGGTCGAGGCGCGGCGGCGAAATAAGGAAATCCTAGACTACAATATGGGGTTCGTGGACGAGTTAGGGGAGATGGAGGAGCGGGAGCTCACCGACGAAGAGCTGATCGGACTCTCGCTCGGGGTAGTGGAGGACGAGACGCCCTTTGGGAAAGTCGCAATGACTTACAGCAGCGACTCGGAGTCCTATTGGTACTACGCCGACAGCAAGAATGTTCCGTATATGACGCTGGACGCGGTGGCCCGACAGTTCGCGAGCAAATACGACTGTAAGGTGGTTTGCGTGAACTATAAGGAGGAGTGGGAGAAGAGCAAGGCGGCGGCGATTCTCGATGAAAAGAGCGCGAAGGATAAGGATAAGGATAAGGATAAGGATAAGGAGGATGCGGGCGAGCGGGACGTGTTTGCGAACTTTAAATCATACAATACGAATAAGACGCGTAAGGACTCTATTAAACGCAGACGCTACCGCATTATGACCGATAAATCAAACCAATTTAGCCACAAGGGTACGATGGCCGAGTATAAAAGGGGGCAAGAGGCGAAAAACGTGTGCACAAATAAAAAACAAATTTCCTTTTCAGAATTTAAGACGAAACAATTGTGAATAAGCGGTATACTAATAATTAAAAGCTCACTTTTTATATATATATATGCAGAATTTTAATCCTAATCATTATCCTACTACTAATATTATTAATCCTGTGGTCGCATCTGTTGCTAAAGCAGGAAAATCCAAATTTGACGAATTTGCTAAGAGCGAGACGGTAAAGGGTGCTGGAGAACAAATAGAAAAGATTTTAAAAGATTTGGTATCTATGGCAAGCGATAATAAACAACATTTCTCTAGCATAATTTTTACGATAATGGATGCGCTTAATTATAGCGTCGTCGGTGGATTACAGGGACTGAAGGTTGAATTGGAAAACATTGTTAACGATGAGAAGGCGAATTCCAGCGGCGAATCGAACGAGGGGCTAGAATTTATAGGCGAGTGTGCTAATTTTATTGCTTTTTTTTTGGAGTATATTAGAATTAACAAGGGACTAAAAAATACCACCGTCGGTAAAGAGAAGGACTTAGATACGGATGGTGAAATAAGTAAGAAAAACATTGAGTATTTAAATAATGCGTTTAAACATTTAGCCTATACATACGGACAACTTTCGGGTAGAACTATCTATTATTTAAGTAAGATTTTACAGTCGGGTCCTGTTGCCGAGGTGGGGTATTTTGACCCTATATCGTTCGGTTCTATTACCACGACGCTTATTAAAGCGTCGCCCGTTGGCGGAGTAATATCAAGCGTTGTAGATACTGTGACTAATTTTTTTTACGCGCTAGCCGACGCGGGCAAATCCAGTTTCAAGTCATTGGAAGACGAGCGAAAACTTGCGGGCGAATATATGGAGTATATTAATACAGAGCTCGGTGAGGTTGACCAGGTGGGTGGGAGGGTGCTAAATGATACTGTTGAAACAGCAACTTTAAATAAATTACACCATCCAAAATCTAACAAATATGACAAGGTTGGTTCTTTTGAATATCGCATTGAGATGTTAATTAACGGAAAGAAAACTAAGCACTCGGCGCATTCGGTTGAACTGTTAACGGGGGCAGATATTCAACGACAAATTACTGAGATTGAAACGGCGATGAACCATTATAATCACGTTTCTAGTTTGGTGAAATTATTAGAGCAATTAACA